GTTGGAGCAATCCACACGAGTAGCATTAGGAACACTGAGGCTGGTCAACTGGTTGTTGGAGCAACACACATGAATAGCATTAGGAACACTGAGGCTGGTCAACTGGTTGTTGGAGCAATCCACTTCAGCAGCACTAGGAACACTGAGGCTGGTCAACCGGTTGTTGGAGCAATACACACGAGTAGCATTAGGAACACTGAGGCTGGTCAACCGGTTGTTGGAGCAATTCACATGAATAGCATTAGGAACACTGAGGCTGGTCAACTGGTTGCTGGAGCAACACACATGAATAGCATTAGGAACACTGAGGCTGGTCAACCGGTTGTTGGAGCAATCCACATGAGTAGCACTAGGAACGCTGAGGCCGGTCAACTGGTTGTTGGAGCAATCCACTTCAGTAGCATTAGGCAATACTAATCCGCCGTCTGTTAACATCCAGTCTGCAATATTCTCTGACAGGTTGATCTTATGACTATTTTGTATCATAGCAATCCAAAATTCATAATCTTGCTTATCAATAAATGATTGCAATATCTTCCTGTTTGCGTCAGAGTATTTTGTATTTTCGACATCAACAACGACCTTCATGGTTCTGAAATTAACCTCATACTTGTCCATTTTATCCTCGTTGAGGTTGAAATGATCACAGATAGAGGTGTGTGAATCAGGGGAATAATTTTTAGGGTTCTTTTTGCAAAGGGTTTTTCTTTCAGCAAAGTCGAAATAATACATCTTGCCGTTAACGTCCATAATGAATGATACTGTTTTACACATGATTATAAGTTTTTAGTTAATTAAATATAATGTCTCTTTGTGTTACTTCTATTATCCGCCCGGCATCGTCTAATATAGTCACTTCCTCAGTAGCCGGTAACTCCATTAACTCTTGTCTGACTTCTGCATTATGCCTTATTTGTAAGTCTAAAAACACACGTTCAGAGGCATTCTCAGCGAACAGGCTGCGGACTTTATTTTGGAATAGAAGTTGAATCATGTTGCTAATGTGATTACACGAACTCGTTTTTCTTGATTTTGTGGCAAAATTTCACTATCTGAATACAATCGGGGCAATCAACTGGTGCTTGTGTTTTTACAGGATATTCGATACCTAACCCTGGGTCTCCTCCAGTTTCCAAACCGCATAATGTATAATTGTTGCGGTGTGTGTTAAAATGCACGTTATTATTTTCAAGTGTTTTTATTCTTATTCTATCTGCCATTTCAATTTTATTTTAAGCGGTCAGGGCTTTGATGTTATCGCTGCCCAAACCGAGTAAAGAATTATCTCCCCAGCCTTTTTAAACAATAGTTAGTTAGCAATGCGAGCCTACGCATTGATTTTATATAATCAGATTCAGTAGTCCCACCATCCAAGAAAGTCTTTATACATAGAACGTTGTTCGCAAGTCTAAAGGCGGCTTGATTTAATGCTAATTCGAAAATACTTGTTTTCATCTTAGTCGGTTTTAGTTTTGTTTGATGAAGTAAAAGTACACTATAAGGCAATTTAAAAACATGATAAATGTCATGTTTTTGAATATTCGTTCATTAATTCGCTTAATAAAGATTCTGTAATAGTATTATCAACCACGGAATCAATCATTAACCTCTTTTTGTCCTGTAAAGATGCAATCTTTTCTTCTATTGTGTTTTTTGCTAATAAATAGTAAGAGAATACTGCATTTTTTTGTCTAATACGATGTACCCGGTCTTCTGCCTGATCGTGTATTTTAGGGTTCCATTGCAATTCTATTGTGGCAGTAGAATAAGATGCTGTTAAAGTCCAGCCAACGCCAGCCGGTCGCCCTTCAATATCTAACATCCCTATAAATAGGTTTATTTTCGGGTCATTCTGGAATGATTCCACCGCTTTTTGCCTATCTGCCATAGAAGTACTACCGTCCATTTTTAAAGAGCCAGGGAACGCTTCAAATAGTTCATTAATAACAAAGGTATGGGTGCAAAACACTACTAATTTCTGGCCGGATTGTAGGAATGTTTTAATCCATTCCTTTACCGGTTCCATTTTGCCTTTTGCGGTTATTTGCTTTAATGATTCTATCTTTGTAAACGATATAGCATTTTTAGCCCTCTTTGCAGCCTCAAGCCCTTTTTGTTTTTTGATATATGATATAAAATTATTTTCAGCCCTGTTATACTCGTCCCTGTTTGTCAATTCCACCGGGATGAAAACCCTTGTCTTTTCAGGCAGTTCCTTTAACACCTCTGACTTTATTCGCCTGATCATAAAGGTTTTTATGTTGTTATGTAATTCATTATTATTAAGCCTTTTAAATACATTTTTTGTAGGGCAATTATCAGGGCTTAATATTTTCCACAGGTTATAAATATCATTCCTTTTGCCTTCAACCGGGGTTCCTGAAAGAGCTATTTTATAGGGTATTGACTTACATAACTTAATAACAGTTTTAGCCCTATTAGAATCACAACGTATATATTGCGCCTCGTCAATTATGATTAATTCAGGGTTAAGATAATTAAACCAAGGTTCAAGTATATCATAATTTATGATCAATATATTTTCAGTCGGTTGGTATGGGTTAATCCCTGAGAGTATTTCTGAATCCCTGTTTGTCCATTTTTTAATTTCATTTTGCCAATTCAATTTTAGAGAGGCCGGACAAACCACAAGGACATTTTGTATATTGTTTTGTTGCATCCAAATGATAGCTTGGATAGTCTTACCAAGCCCGGGATCGTCCCCGATTAGGGCAGATCCGTTTTTGTAAGATATGAATGCAACGCCTTCCTTTTGAAAGGGGTATGGGTTCCCGGTTATTGTCGAGTTTATAACGTTATCTTTTTGTGCCTCTAAATCCTTTTTGAATAAATCTAACTTCAAATCTATTTCAAAACCCCATAGTATAAGGCTGTCAATCGTTTCGGGACAGGCCGGGGTCATCCAATATTCGCCAAAATATTTCCGTCCCGGCAACTCCCGTATTTTGTCAATAATTTGAAATTCATTTGGGGCTATAATTTTAATATTATTACCCTCTAAAAAAGCCAGTTTATCCATTGTTATTCCAGATAAAAAATGTATATTTGTTTGTTCTTTGAAATTTCGGTAACACAAAATCAGGGAATCATTTTATATATATGATTATCAACTCTTTGTGTTTACTTATCACCTTGTAGGGTAAGCTAAATTCATGCAGTTGGTTTATAAACTTGCATAATTCATTATTTGAAAGGCTGTTTAAATCCTTTTTGTAGTCTTTTTGCTCAATGAAGGCATCGAGTATTTTGTCTAATTTATCCATGTAAGTTAATATTTATTTTTAGGGTTTATTCAAAATAGTACTTACCTGATTCCTTATCACGCTTTAAATATTCGGTATTACCGCTTAATAATTTTCTCATAATAAGCCCTTTTTCTGTTTGACCGACTAAATAAGTCCAGGAGCTTTCGATTGCATTTATTATTGCTTCTTTTTTTGCATCACTTAACCGGGTGTTGCCTTTACTATCGGTTATTCCGAAAAGATACCCCCCCGGCAGCATGTTTAAATCTTAATAAATCTTTCATGTCTTTATTTTTTAATTGCTATGATAAAATGCCCACAAGCGTTTGATACTTCAATACCTGTTAATTGATCTGTTTCATACAGAGTGAAATAATCTCTACTTTGACCAACAAACCAGGCGCCATTTATACCTAAGTTATGATCTTTATATTCAGCCGCTTTGGTTGCTTTTTTAAATTCATTGCCAATGGGCATGCAACAATCATACATGCCGTCGAATGATGATTTAAGGTTTATCAATAAGTTATCAAAATTTTTATTGATAAAACTCTTTACTGTTGATTTTGTTATTTTTGACATGTCTTTTATTTTTTGGTTAATAATATGTTTATAATTAAATAGTTAGTTTATTTGGTATAATTTTTGTTAAGCAATTTTGCAAGCAATTTTGAGTTTAAAAAGTGTAACAATATTTACATTTTAGGTTTGAGCGGCCTCACAACGGTTAAATTGTGAGGGTACGGGCGTTCGCCGTACTGGCCTTGCACCTTTATTTTTGATTAAAAGAAATATTTGCAAAGTGTCTTATCATGTTTTCGACATAATGAACGCTTGAGGTACTCTTTTCGTTTGCTATTTTGAGAAGGAAGGAACCCCTGTATTTGTTTTCAGAATTAAGATGACAGCGTAAGATAAACGCCCTGGTCCCGGCTTCACAATTTCCGGATGCAAGAGAGTCGTTAAAACAATATTGACGTTTCAATGCTTTTCGGTAGTGTTTTTCAAAAAGCTTTGCCTTTTTTTGTTTTTCAATATCGTATTTTTCAAAGATTTTTCTATTTTCAATAATTCGTTTACCACCGGCCAGTGCCTCGGATTTTATTATATGATGAAACCCGGCATAAATAAAGCCCTCTGTTTTTATTATTTCAAACATTGACTTTTGCCCTTTGCCTTCAAACCACCAGCATTTTTTAACATTAGATTTTTGACCGGGATAAATAAATGTTGCGACACCCCCTATGACTTGCATGTTAAGCAATGTTTGCAAGTCTAAGTTAACCGTATGAGTGTTGTGATTAGCCCTATATTTGCAACTATGACTATATTCTTTTGTTCGATCGTCGGTTCCTTTGATCTTCGAAAACCTAACATCATAAACAGATCCCATGCTTAAACCGTCGTCCGGGAGGCTCTTTGCGATTGCATTTAGCCGGTTAACGATTAATTTTTTGCAAAAATCATTTACCGAAGGGGCAATATTTTCATTCTGTCTTGCCCGGGCGTAATGTTTTTTTACTGCATTAATCAAAATTACATCACCGTTGCAATGCCTGACTGCTGTTTTTTCTTCCTTGTAATCAAACAGCTTGTTTAATTTTTTAACATCATTTTTCATAACATCCGACTTTTTTAGCACGTGCCGAACGTGGTTTTTAGTTAATAATTCAATTTTGGTTAATACGGGTAATTAGCCCGTTTCGGTTAGTAAAACCTCATCAGTTAACCTTTTGTATTAAAATGAATTCATTTAAAATATTATCAATCTCTTCATTATTCCAGATAACCAATTCGCAATTTTCAGGCAAATCTGGCAAATCGGTTTCATTTTCGATAAGAAAGCCGTATTTTACAGCTATATTATTTTTTCCCAAAACAGCGGTTTCATAACCATTATTTATATTTTCAGCTATTTCGGTTAAAATACTATCAAATGTTTTCATATTCGTAAAATTTAGGTGATAATCTGGTTTGTTTACTGCCGTTCCCGGCAGTCATCACAATTAGCGGGCTGTGAACCGGCAGATTACTTTTGACGCAAAGCTTTTACAAATGATTGAGCAAGTAAAAAAAGCGATACAATTGCGAAAGCGATAAGGACAATAGAAGGGTGTAACATAGCGGTATTTATTAAGTTGTTTTATTTACGTGTGCTTACTGTAACCAGAAGGAACATAGCGGCCACCAGCATTAAGGCCGGGTTGAAAACGACTGCTGCTATTGTAACAACTGTAGTCATAATAGAAGACCCTAAAAAAACGAATTTTCCGATCGTTGATGTTGCTTTCATAGTTGTAAGTATTAAGGTTAATTTCATAATCAACAATACTAAGATATATCATATACTCAACATAACAATAACATTATTAAATTATTTTCATCCATAACTAATTGATAATTAAGTAAATCGTTATATATATTGGTTCTAAATAACAAATATCCTTAAATTACGTCAATTATTACAATTAATGTAATACAGTATCTTAATGATTAATTATTGATTGATACAATTAACATGTAAGCAAGCTAACTGTCATCTATCTTGCTGTACAGACATTAGACTTTCTTAAATAATAAAGGATAAAAATGTCTTTTATTATTGTATTAGTGATTAAAATGTCGTGAAAGGCTGGTTATACGTGCTTATGTGACATGTTTAACCCCTCCAGCCAAAAGATTAATTAAGCCCTGATTAATGCCAGGTTATTATGATCACATTATTATAGTGTCACGCACGATCATATTTAACTAAGCCCTCAAATATTGAGCGACACAATGACTTATTAAACAACAACCCTATTAGCCTATAATTATTATTATGTAAAATAGGACATAATGGCATGTAAACATAGCCCCTCCCCTACCCCACCGATGTTTCGCAATATGTCTACATATTAACATAATAAAAGAATAAAAGATATTAATATCCGAATATATTTATATAGCCCCCCATACCCTTTCGACGGATTGAAAGTCAAAATCAGGGTCAACACCCTGTCTGTGATAGGGAAAATTTTTTATAAAAAATGCAAAAATTCAGGTAAGTATGTTTTAGAACGATTTAAAAGGGGTTTGTGTTGGATTGGTGTAGATATATGGTTTAGGGTTTAAAATGGTTTATAGTGGCTTTAAAATGATTTTTATAGGGTATTCTAGGGGTATGGTGGTAATTAATCTTTGGATAATGGGTAAAATAAGGGATATTTGATTATTTAATAACAATAAGTAAAACGGTTATTTTTATAACAGTCGTTTGTCTCCGCTCGAGAGAGGTTTTAATATTTTAAAGTAGAATAGGTGTTTTAATTAATAATTTAAAGAAATGAGACATAATGAAAGTAGGTTGCAAGCATCTTGTGTGATATGGTTTAGGTATCAGTACCCGAAGATAGGTAAATTACTTTTTGCAGTACCTAATGGTGGTAGTAGGAGTGTTGTTGAGGCAAAGATAATGAAGTCAGAGGGGGTTACTGCCGGGGTGTCTGACTGTATATTGCTTGTAGGGAGACATGGTTTTAACTCTTTGTGCATAGAGTTCAAGATAGGGGACGGAAAACAGACAGAACTTCAAAAGGAGTGGGCTGGGATAAGTGAGGCTAATGGGAATAAATATGTTGTATGCCGGGACTTGGAGGGGTTTATGGAAATAATTAATTGGTACCTGTCTTAAAAAAATGGAAAAAATTCTGTAAAAAATGGGAAATGTTTTATTACAACAATTATAAAAATATTTATTACAAAATTTAAAAGTGTAAAAATAATTTACATAGGTAAGTTGCTGTATTTTAAAGATGTGGGTGTAAATAGGGAATATGTGTGTAAAAATAATTTACATATTTTATTGTTTGGGAAAATAAAAAGTATAAATTTTCAGGGAATTTTTAAAAAACAATGGAGAGGTTAGAATTTAAACAAGACCGTGACCCTAAATGGAATGATAAAATTCCCCGCATGGTGTACCAGATGGCCTTGCTTGGGTTAACAGACCAACAGATGGCTGATATTATAGGGGTTGATAGGTCTGCATTCTCTGCATGGAAAGTAAATAAACCTGAATTTCTTGAAGCATTATCCGAAGGCAAGACAATAGCTGATGCTAAGGTGGCCGAATCGCTTTATAAATGTGCTACAGGATACGAATATGAGGAAGAAGCTGTCTCAAGTTATAAGGGCGTGCCTCAAGCTATAACGGTAAAAAAATACAAAGGGCCAGAGGCTTGGGCAGCATACAGATGGCTTTCTACACGACAAAGCGATGTATGGAAAGATACAACAAAGGTTGATGTGAAGAATGTTAATTTCAATTTGACAAAAATAGACCTCACGGGGTTAAGTTTTGAAGAGTTGGCACTCGCTGAAAAAATAGGGATAAAAAGCTTGTCTAATGGAAGTGATGGAGCAACAGAATAAAGAAGCAGTGATTACAGAAGCTATCCGTAACCCGTTGGCCGTGTCAAGGGAGTTAAATAACCGTTCGCTCTATCATTTCATACAATATTTCTGGAAAGTATATACTCCAAGGGAGTTTACCCCTAATTGGCACATTGAACTATTCTGTAAAGAACTGGAGACACTGGCTTATAGCGTTTCTTTAAACCAACCTAAGCCGTATGATTTGGTCATAAATGTTTCCCCTGGGTCAACAAAAACGGCATGTGTTAGTATTTTCTTCCCGATATGGTGTTGGACTAAATGGTATTGGATGCGTTTTATTACAGCCTCTTATGCTGCCGATCTTTCCCTTGAGAGTGCAGAATATTGCAGGGATATAATAAAATCGCCAGAATTTCAAGCCATGTACCCGGAATTGGGGGTAAAGGAAGATAAAGATAAAAAATCGAATTACAAGATAACAAAAAAAGTACAGGTAACTAATAAGATTTCCAAAACATTAAATGGTGGTGGTAGATATAGTACGTCCGTTGGGGGTACACTTACTGGTTTTCATGGGGACATAATAATTATAGATGACCCATTAAACCCCAAACAGGCCGCTTCTGATATTGAACTTGGAATTGCGAACAGGTGGATTGAACAAACCGTACCAACACGAAAAACCGATAAGGCAGTAGCGCCAACAATAATGATAATGCAAAGATTATCACAATTCGACCCTACCGGCCACATGCTTGAAAAACAAAAAGCAAACCTGAAACATATTTGCATCCCCGGTGAGATACTTAATTTTAAAGACCAGGTGAAACCACCTGAGTTGATTGCTTTTTATAAAGACAATCTAATGGACCCGGTACGGTTATCATGGAAGGTACTTGAAGACCTTGAGGCTGATATGGGACAGTATAGTTATTCCGGCCAGATAGGACAAAACCCTGTACCCCCCGGAGGTGGTATGTTTAAAGTCGATATGATTAATATAGAGGTTAAACTACCTATCGGGCATATTGTTAAGACTGTAAGATATTGGGATAAGGCCGGGACTGCCGGGGGAGGTGCTTATACTGCTGGCGTGAAGATGAGCCTCCTGAGTAATGGACGTTGGATTATTGAGGACGTTAAAAGAGGCCGTTGGGGAAGCGAGATGAGGGAAAAGATAATAAGGAACACGGCAGAGACAGACGGTGTTAGCACTATCGTGTGGGAAGAACAAGAACCGGGATCATCTGGGAAAGACGCAGCTGAAGGAACTATCAGGAATTTAGCAGGTTATGTCTGTTATGCAGAGAGGCCAACAGGGGACAAAACATCACGTGCCGATCCTTTCTCTGTACAGGTAAATAATGGCAACGTGTCGCTCCTTCACGGGGATTGGAATAAAGCCTTTTTGGACGAACTAAGGTTCTTCCCGTTTTCAAGGTTTAAAGACCAGACCGATGCTGCTGATGGGGCGTTCTCAAAGTTAGTAAGTAAAAGAATTGCGTGTAGGGTAATTTAGAAAGAGAATAATTTAAACTAAATATTATGACAGGGAAAGTAAAATTTTTTAATGAATCAAAGGGATTTGGATTTATTATTGACAAGGAATCGGACAAAGAGTATTTTTTCCATTTTACCGGGTGTTTGGATCAGGTAAAGAAAGATGAGATGGTTGAATTTGAACTTAAAGAAAGCGAAAAAGGGGTTAAGTGTGTAAATGTCAAAAGAATTATTTAAAAAGATAGAATCTATAAAGACCGTATGGGAACGGATTGAATTAAAACTCGTCAATCAGGAGATTTTAAAAAGATATCCTATTTGTTTAAACTAATGTCAAAGACACCACTGAATGAGATAAAAATATATAAGTATGGCAAACAGTAAAGATAATGGGGAGTTTAAAAGGTATGCAACAGTAGATACCGACCCTGCTGATGGATACTTCACAGATGAGGTAAGTATAAGAAAGCTTGCCAAGACCAATAAGCTTGACAAAATATATTTCTCTGTGAGGGAGGCTTCTGATAGTGAGTCGGTCGATACTTCTGTTATTACCGTTACATTACAATTTAAGTGCAGCAGCGATGGACGGTGGCAGGATTACTATAACGATGGTTCTGATATTGCTATCGGTGACAGGAAGCAGATTGAAGATACCGGGGCTGATGTGTTTTGGCGTGCCGGAGTAAAAGAAGGTGATTATACAAGTGGTTCAGTAACTTTTGGATTTGATTGGTAATGATAAGGCCTGTTGTAAGATCGGTTGTTAGTAATGTGGTTAATTCGCTTGGTGGCAGTGCGTTTAACTGGGCGGGTTATTGGAAGTCTCAATCAGAGGTTCTGTTTTTTGGTGAAATAACAAAAATAACTAATGAGAAACTTTACAATCAAAAAGTTGGTTCTACTGATTTCTTGACGGTTGGTGGTGCTGTTGGTTCTTATACTTTTCAATGCCCTAATACTGCTCAATATATTGCTGCCGATACTGATTATGTTTGGTTTAAAACAGATGGTGTTCAGAGAACTATAACTGAAGTGGAGATGGTCGGTTATGATTTTACAAGGACAATTGTAAAATATAAAGATACATCTCCTTATTCGATTGAATGCATAATGATATTATCATCACCAGTTATAACGCTAATTGAAAATAAAATGCGTGATGATTTTCATTTGTCTGTATGGTGGAATAATGTACTTAGTATTCATGGTGTCCTGAAAGGGAATCGAGGAACAGGGCAATCAATATGGATTCCGAAAGCTAACGATCTATTTATTAAAATGATAGCATTAGGGGAGCCTCCTGATATGTCACGTCGGCTTGTAATTCAAAAGGCATTCTTATCATTAATTGCAAATAATCTTGACACAAAACTTGATGCAATATGGACTCCTGCGGCACATGGCAGTTTATCGTATAGATTAGATTGGTTAAATAATTATAATTTAGCAGATGGCATTGCACCTATTTTTACTATTGACGAGGGGATTACTGGAGATGCTGCTACAATGTATCTTAAAACAGGGATTAATCCTTCCTTGGGCGGATTTAATTATATAAAAAACAGTGCATCATTTGGATTTTATTCGAGAACATCAGGACAGGGGGCTGGCATAGAGATGGGGGCTTATACTGTTAGAGCATCAATAAAGGCGAGAACTACTGCTGATAAGATTGATGGTTATATCAATGTAAATACTATTCAACAAGTTGTGAATACAGATGGTTCGGGTTTTTTTGCTGCTATAAGAGAGTCGAGTACAACTCAGGCTGTTTATAAAAATAAAATAAGAACTGCGGCATCTATTACGGCAACAGGATTACCTACAGAGATGGGTTTACTTGCTATATTAAATAATGGCACCCCAGCCTTGTTTTCAGAAAAACAGATAGCATTTGCTTTTATGGGTAGCGGACTTACCAGCACAGAAGTAGAATTATTATACGATATAATGATCAGTGGTTATCTTAACGATATAGGAGCTAAATTATGACGTTAATTGTAGAGGGCATGACTGCTACGGAGTATATTTTAGCATTGAATAATAATTTTCCTTCTAAAGATAAAATTACATTCTCAATGCTTTCTGAGGAACTGATCAGTACGTTTAATTCTAATTACGATTATGTAAAAAATATAGATGTTTCAATCCCGGCAAGGTTAAATATAAATGTAGGACAAAGAGTATATTCTTTTATTCAAAATATAAATCAAAATTGCAAGAATATTGATGATAATCAACCTTATACAAAGATTGAACATTCAATTGAATTAAATAGGGGTTCAGAATATGGAATGTTGCTTGACATAAATTACGAACCGTCGATACTACGGCTAGAGAATGGTGCAGATTTAATAGGATGTCTAAGCCGAGGCGGAACTACATTTAATCGAGAAAATTTTAATATTATTCGAAATACAGATGGAGTGTATTCTGCACCTAATCTTGTAGGGTATGATGTGTCCACGGCAGGTACATTTGATTCACATGGAAAGGCGGCGTACATTGAAAAGGATGGAATTGTATATTGTTTTCATGAAAAACTAGTGGGTGTTTCAGCAACCAATAGTGGAGGTCATAATTCAACTATTTACGTTAAAAAATCTGAAGATGGAGGAGCTACTTGGTCATATATTACAAGTATAGGAGACAATTATGCCTATCCCAAGGTGCAGATAATAAATGGCATTTTTTATCTTTTTGTCAGAGGAGATTCAACTATCAGCAATTGTCAATATAAAATAAGTTGTTATAAGTCTGTTGATGATTGTGCTAATTGGATTGAACTTGTAAACCCCTACGTTACATTATATACGACTGGTTCTTACTTTCGTTCTTATCATACTATATTGAGTGGTGTAGATGAAATTAACTTGGTAATAAATGAAAGGAATGATACTATCGGTACATATTTTCCATGGCCAGTTGTTTTTCATTTTAGAAGTTACGACGGAATAACTTATTATAATTCAGACAGATCATGGTCTAAGAATATTGTTGCAGATGGATCAATAACAAGGGCAGAAGCTATTGAGCATTGCTTAATAAGTGATCATTCACATGGAGATGACTATACTGCTGTCTTCTTAGGTGGGTTTGTGAAAAATGATACATTGTATTCTTTAGTTGGGTATGGGGCCACTTCCGCAGGCACGGTCACTGGAACCGGTTATTCAAAAACAACATTTCAGGCCTGTACCTTATATGAAAACTTCACCGAATTAATAGACTTGAGCAGTGTCATTAATGGCATAATTCAAGAGGGATATGCGGCTGATACGTTTTTACGACTTATGAGAAACGGAGATACGTTTGACATCTTGAACATAGATTTAAAAAACAACAATGATGTTAAGTTATATAATTATAGTTCAACGGCATTGCTTTCCACAAAATTATTAAGGACGGGAGAAACGGACAATCAAAAAATAACAATCGGAAGTCAAACTAGAAATGCAATAACGAGAAGTGAAAGAATCATGGTTATGGGAAACGTGACTGGAAGTATGTCTGATTTATATAATTCTTACACTGATTTGATAATATTTGAAAACAAATAATAGGTTTTAAAATATAAAATAATGGAAAGACTCAAACAAGATAAAACAATATTGTCATGACAAAGTATTTACAATCAGACAAAGGGAATAATAAAGACAGGATATGGAGAGGTTGAAAGATAATTCAATAAGCTTGCAGATACTTGGCAGTTTGGTGATGCGGAGTATGATGGCTACATCTATGGGTTATCAGTATGGAACAGACCGGGATTTATACCAAGCCCTTGGCTATCCTATAACTTTAAAATTCTCTGATTATTTCGGTAAGTACATAAGGCACGATATTGCGAAGGCTATTATAGATAGGCCAGTAAAAGCATCATGGCAGGGTGCTTTGGAGTTGATAGAGCCAGAGAATGCCGATAAGACAAAATTCGAGAAAGCATGGAAAGACTTAAACATAAAATTTGGATTAAAGTCGGTACTTGCAAGGGTTGATAAACTAACAGGGATAGGAAGATATGGTATCCTCTTATTGGGGTTAGACGATGTAAAAAACCCGGAGGATTTTAAACTACCGGTAAAATCAGGTAAACGGACACTTGTATATGTTAAACCATTTAGTGAAGAAGGTGCAAAGATAACAGAATGGGATATTAACCCCAAAAGTGACAGATATGGTCTTCCTAAGATTTATACGTTACAAGTAAGCCTTACCGATGGTGGGACTACTACTTCAATTAGTGTACATTATACAAGGGTCATACATGTTATAGACGACCCCCTTGAGTCAGATGTATATGGTACACCACGGTTGGAGGTTGTTTATAACCGGTTGATGGATATTGAGAAACTTGTAGGAGGTGATGCTGAGATGTTTTGGAGAGGTGCAAGGCCGGGATACCAGGGTAAGGTAGACAAAGATTTTCAGATGACAGAGGCAACGAAAAAAGACCTCAAGGAACAAATTGATGAGTTTGAACACAATATAAATAGGTTTTTGGTTAATGAAGGTGTTGATTTAGCTGCATTAGCCCCACAAGTATCAGACCCATCTTCTCATTTTGACGTACAGATGAAATGTATTTCGTCCGTCACAGGCATCCCGATGAGGGTTTTAACAGGAAGTGAACGGGGACAGTTGGCCAGCTCAGAAGATAAAGGGGAATGGCTCACGTTTGTACAATATCGAAGGGAAGAACATATTGAACCACGTATCATACGGCCTACTGTTGACAGGTTGATTGAACTTCAAATTTTACCAACACCAGAAGACGGTTATATGATTGACTGGTCTGATTTATTCTCTATAAGTGAAAAAGAACGTGTTGACATAGGAAAGGGAAGGGCAACTGCATTAAGGGAATATTTAACCGCTTTAAATGCCACAGAGGTAATACCACCTAAAGCATTTATGGAGTTCTTTTTGGGGCTTACCACGCAACAGATAGAACTTATAAACAAGATGGTAGAGAAAGGCGAAACTACTGAAAATGCAATAATGAAAGCTATTACAAGTAAAGATAATTTAGGGGTAGCACCGATAAACTAATGGGAGAAGTTTTAACATACAAAAGGTTATATGACCCTTCGCAAACGACAGGGTTAAGAAACTCTTTTGCAAAAGAAGTAAGTAAAGGGTTTAATGAGCTTTCGTCTGTTGTTTTTGAATCTATCTATATAAACGACTGTTTTGGGTTAAACAAGGTAGGTGTTAACCAGATGGAAGCCGCTTATATTGACCGTTTCTCAAATATGACAAGCACCGAAAAGATTGAAGCGTTTCTTGCATGGTTACTGCAACAGATAGACAATGGCATTATTAAAGAAAAACAATTTCAGGAAACATGGATTGATGCTTACATAAAAGAAGCATATATAAGGGGTGTCCAGAGGGCAAGAAGGGATTTAAAGAAAAACGGTATAAAAGTGCCTGACGATATTTCTAACATACTTGATCCTGGTACATTCCATAATGAGAAAGAGAAAATACTTTATTTAAGGGCATATAACGATTTGAAGGCAATAACTAATAATCTTATCAGTATAACATCACAACTTTTGTCTCAAGGATTATTAAGTGGCACAGGATCGAAAAGATTAGCATTACAGATACTTGCTATGATAACAGGGGATAACAGGGAGTTAATTAATATAGGAAAGTTTGTCCCGATGTTACAAAGAGGGGAGTTATTTGCAAGGTCAAGTATAATGAGGGCATTTGTTGAAGCGCAACTTCAAGAATTTAAGAACTGGGGGATAAAAAAAGTGGGCGTTATGGCCGAAATCCTAACTGCTGGGGATGATAAGGTGTGTGACCGTTGCGCCTCATTGGAAGGTAAGGTTTATTCAATAGAAGAAGCAAGCGGGATACTACCATTACATAATGATTGTAGGTGTATTTGGGTATTAACGGGTATAGAATAAGGAGGTATTATGTGGAAAATATCAGATGTTGACTCTCATAAGAAGGGGCTTACTAAGAAGCAAAAAGAACAATGGATAGCTATTGCTAATTCTGTACTTAAAAAATGTATAGATAAGGGGGGTTCGGAAGAGACATGTGCGCCATCGGCAATAAAACAGGCTAACGGTGCCGTGGAAAGCTATTCGGTTTATAAGAGCAAACAAGAGTCTTATACGGTGCAGGAAAAGATACACCAAGACAGGAAACACCTTATTGTGCCAGTAGTTATGATGGTAGAGGGGGTACACGAAGGTAGTGGGGGTGCTTTATTGCACCTTATCGAAGACCTTGGCAAGTTCCCGGAGTCGTGGAATGGGATACCGGTAGTTATAAACCACCCTAAGACGAATGATCAATTTTGTTCTGCTAATTCGCCAGACATTATTGATAATGAATGTACCGGTAGGGTTTACGATACCCACGTAGCCGGAAGTAAATTAAAAGCTAATATTTGGTTGGACGATGAAAAATTACAAAAGAAATCCCCTGATGCTTATCAGTCTATAATAGATAATAATGAACTTGAGGTAAGTGTTGGTGTGTTCACGGAAAACGAGGATACACAAGGGGAGTATAATGGTGAAAATTACGATGCTATTGCCAGAAATCACAGGCCAGATCACTTGGCCATCTTGCCCGGCGGGACAGGTGCTTGTAGTCTTGATGATGGTTGTGGTATCCGTGTAAATGAGAAAGGAGGAAAGAATGTGTTAAATAATGAGACTGTGACAGGTATGGAACAAAAAAGAAAAGAACTTGGAATGACTGTTGCAGAATTTTATGCTGTTCCAAGAGATCCGCCAAGCGACAGTAAACTGCCAATATTTGATGAAGCCCATGTCCGTAATGCGATGGCACGTTTTAGCCAGACAGAAGGGATGAGTGCAGATGAAAAGGCAAAAGCAAAAAGAAAGATTATATCTAAAGCAAAGAAATTTGATATTGATACTTCTGGTTTTGAAGATGTTAATGCAAATGAATTATTCTGTGTGATGCAATCTTTAAATGCTAATGGTTTTTCAGTATCAGAGATTGGGGTTTATTCAGATATTGGTTTTAATGAGTTAATGGATATTCTTAGGCAAAAATTGAATGGGATGGATACTTCTGATAAGTATCATTATATAGAAGAGGTTTATCCAAGTTATCTCATTTATACAGAGAGATCGAAAAATGCTAATAAACTTCTGAAACAGAGTTATGATAAGGACTTTAACTTTATCGGTAACACTGTAGAGGTAAAGAGAAAAGTAACATACGAATCAATTATTAATAATTCTAAAAATAAGGAGGACAAAAACATGCCAAATGCAAGTAATTGCCCTAAATGCCTTGAGAAAGTCAATGCTTTGATTGCAAATGAGAAGTCTAACTGGAAAGAGGGAGATAGGGAATGGCTGTTGACTCAGGAGGAATCCGTACTTGATAGGCTTGTGCCTGTTGAGATTGAGAAGACAGTAGAAGTGAATAAATTGACACCCGACCAACAGGCTGACTTAGCCCTTGTTGCAAAGATGCGTCAGGAGAAAAGGAACACGTTAATTCAGGGGATACAAGCTAACACTAACAAAGAGTTATGGCCTGACACTGAACTTAACACGCTGAGTGATGATAAGCTTGAAAGGATTTTCAAGTCGGTAAAGAAAGAAGAAGTTGATTATTCTCTCAATTCAGGGTTTAATTCCAACTCTGCTTGTGATGAAGAACCAATGATCTAAGAAAGGAGGACGAAATGGCTTATAATACTATTAAAATTAAAAAGTATTCTGATCATATCGAAGAGTTTGCCGCTGCTGCTGCAATAACACCCGGTATGTTGATAGAACTTACCTCCAGTGAGACTGTGCAGGCACACTCTGTTTCTGGTGGAAACGTTACCCCTGTGATGATTGCCTTAGAAGATGAACTTCAGGGTAACGGTATTAGTGATGCTTATGTTGCCGGTGACCGTGTCCAGTGTTGGATACCTTATCCCGGTGATATGTTTTATGGCCTGTTGGAAGATGGGCAGAAAGTTGTAATTGGTGATAAACTTGAATCTAACGGGGCTGGATATTTGCAGAAGCACGCTCCTGAGAGTTGGGAATCAGCAGATGCACAGGCCGCTAATACCATATATAGTAAACCTATTGTTGGTATAGCACTTGAAGCACAGGATTTGTCTACTCTTGAAGGATCAGAATCCAGCTTGGCTGAAAATTCACAGCGTATCAAGGTTATGGTTGTTTAATTAAAAAGAAGGAGGAAATAATATGCCTAATACAAATGTGAATGGATCGTTTCAGAACTGCATCGTCAATGGGAGATTTGACTTTGGGATGAAACGTCCGTGGATAGGAAAAGATGGCCGTTCTTACGTGTCTATTTATATGGGTGGAGACCCAAAAGACAAAAAGAGCTTTATTGTAAGGCCAATTAATGTGAACGCAACCCTTCGCAGGGATGAATGGAAATTCCTTGATGAAGCATTGTTAACCGCAAGCCGTTATCGTTTAGGGGGGATACAAGACCTTATTGATAACCAGTGTGTATATACACTTGGTAATGCTATGGGTACTACTGTCCTTGAGTGGCATGATTCGGGTGATTTTGGAGAAGCAGAAGTAACGATGGATGGTGTTACCCGGTCGAAAGGTGACCGTCCTAACTACCAGACTAATTACCTGCCTATTCCAATAACACACTTTGATTATGAGATAAATGCGAGGGCATTAGAGGCAAGCCGTAGGTTAGGCAACCCACTTGACACTACAGATGTTGAGATGGCTGTCCGTAAGGTTATGGAAAAGTTAGAGAACATGCTTTTCACTGATACTACTTACAATTATGGAGAAAAGGACGATAGGGGTAATAATACTATTTATTCTTATCTTAACTTTCCTGACCGTAACTCTGTAAACCTTAGTATTCCTTGGGATCAGTCTTCAATAGGGCCAGCAGGTATCCTTCAGGACGTAATGGAAATGAAAGCTGCTTCTATAGCACAAAACCATTATGGCCCTTGGATACTTTATATACCTACTGAATACGAAAGTTATGTAGAAGACGACTATACCACTACAGTTGCAGGTACAACCCTTACAATAAAGGAACGTATATTGAAACTTGAAGGTATTAAAGCCGTTAAGGTTAATGATACCCTTCCAGCTAACAATGTTGTACTTGTTGAGATGAAACAAGAGACAGTACGGCTTATTGATGGCATGGGTTTGAAAAACGTTGAATGGGAAACCGAAGGTGGAATGGTTCATAAATACAAAGTTATGACCATACGTGTACCACAGATCAGAAGTGATCAGAATGGCAAATGCGGCCTTGTGCATTTGGCCTAAATAAATATTAATACACTAATCAAGTGTTATTTTAAAATTATATTATGGAAAGAGAAGAAGAAGTTCAGTTTAAAAAGGTAGGAAGGGGATCGTTCCGTTTTCATGGAAGGATAATTAAACCCGGACAAACATTTACAGCCAAACCGTCCGAGATATCAAAAACATTGAGGAATATTATTACACCTCTTAGTAAGATAAAAGAAACACCGGCAGAAGATGTTGTTGTGACTAAAGTGCTTTTTAAGAAGGTCAAAAGAGAAGGTACCCAGTGGTGGGATATACTCAATGAAGATGGAAAGAAGGTTAACGAAAAGGGTTTAACCGAAATTAAGGCTGATGAGTTGTTAACAAAAATGAACGACTAATGATTTGGGATGTGCCAAAGATATGGGAAGATGGTGACGTTTGGATATTGGGGGGTGGCCCTTCTGTTACAAAACAATTTAGCATACCGGAGACGATGGTGCAAAACGTTGTTTCAGGGAAACTCCCCCCAAGCGTGTATTCTCCATATATGTCATTTTTACACGACAAGCATGTTATTGGTATTAACGTATCTTATTTGATCGGTGATTGGATTGATATGGTATTTTTTGGAGACCCAAGTTTCTTTTTGTCGCATCAGGTTGAGTTGGCCAAGTTCAAAGGGTTAAAGGTTAGCTGTGCCGCTATTACTAATAAACATAAATGGGTTAAATATTTGCCAGTAGACAAGAAACACAGAAAAGGGATAAGCCCTCTGGCTTCGTGTGTTAGTTGGAATGGGAATAGTGGTGCTGCTGCAATAAGTTTAGCTGTTAACACCGGTGCTAAAAGGATTTTTTTATTAGGGTTCGACATGAAGTTAGACGAAAGCAGGAAACAACACTGGCATGACCTTTACGGGAGGCTTGAAAAGATAAGGACAAGTAAAAATAGAAGAGGGAGGCCTTATACGATTCCTTTTGACAGACATTTGACAGGATTTCCGTTTATAGCCCAAGATGCAAAAAAAAGAGGTGTCGAGATAATTAATGTTTCGCCAGATAGTGCAATACAGTGTTTTAAGAAAGCCACGTTAAAAGATATCATGAATGAATGTAATTAAACTTTGCGGTGGTCTTGGGAACCAGTTTTTTCAGTATGCTTTTGGGCAGGCTATGACAACTAATGTCGGTTATGATATTAGTTGGTATGAGACACCTAATAAAGATAGGTCGTTCCTTTTAAATAATTTCAACCTTAATATTGAGATATGCAATATGTTTAAAAAACGTGTTAAGCGGGATGATGAGTTTAATTTAGACATATTGGATATAAAAGGATATAATTTTGTGGGGTATTGGCAGTCACCTTTATATTTCAAAGACATAATGCCTTTATTAAAGCAAGAATTTACGGTAAAGAAAGAATTATACACAAATGATTTCGAAAGTTTAAAGAAAGACATATCAGAATGCAATTCTGTAGGTATCCATGTAAGGAGAGGGGATTTTCTTCAGAGTAATGCCCATATTGTGATGCCGCTTTCTTATTATCTTGCTGGAATAGAAATAATGTATTCATTAGTCGATAATCCTGTATTTTACGTTTTTAGTGATGACATGGAATGGTGTAAAGAGAATTTCAAAGGTGTTAATTTTGTCCATTTATCACCATGCCTTGATTTTGAGTTATTAAAGACCTGTAAGCATAAAATAATACCTAATAGTACATTTAGCTGGTGGGCTTCATTCCTTAACAGCGATATTGTTATTTGCCCAAAGATATGGTATAGGTATTTCCAAGATTATTGGGTTGAAGAAAGACAATTACTACCAAACAATTGGATTAAGTTAAATGTTTGATGTTTTAATAACCATAGCAGAGAAAGATTTTAATAAACTGAGGTTTGTTGTAAAATCTATTGCGTTAAACGTAGAAGGGTTTAATAAGATATACATAGTATCGGATAAAACTATCCCAAAAGAGTTTAAGGTTGATGGGGTTTTGTATTTTACCGATGATATTATTGATTTTAACTTCTCAAAGATAAATATTGTTAATCGCATTGGTTGGTATAAACAACAGTTCATTAAGTTATTTCAAGACATAACACTTGATAATTATTTGGTAATAGATTCTGATGCTTATATTAATAGCCCATTAACAGTTGATGTAGAAAAACCCTCTTTCTGGTTTGGGGAAGATCAATGTCATAAGCCATATTTTAACTTAATGAAGAATATTTTTGAATTAGATAAATGTTATCCGTATTCTTTTATCAATGAGATGATGTTTTTCAAAAGGGATATTATAGTGGATATGGTATCCCGGACGGGGCTTACAAAAGACGGGGTATTTGATTTGTGCGTGAAAGAAATAAACAGGATGAACAACCAGTCTGGTTTCTCTGAATATGAACTATATGGCAATTATGTAACTAAATATTACCCGGGACTTTATGATTATGTTTATTTAAAAGTGAAAAAAATTGCAAAGCAAAGGTTGTGGACTGATGAAGAAATGGCCAAGGCCATAGAATCGAATAAGTATTCACGTGTTAATATAATAAGTATGCACTCATGGATTTAGTATTGTTCCATAGCGGGAAATTACCATTATATCTGGAATATGCTTTCAGGCAGATTAGGATATTTAACCCTAACCTGGTTGTTTATTTTATTACCGATAAAGAGAATTTAAACAATGACATATTCGACAAATACAACATAACCAAAGCTAATAAAGATTTATACTGGTCAAAAGAGGTTGGTGAATTTGAGGTTTTGTATAATAAACCCGGCTTTTGGACAATAACCGCTACAAGGTTGATTTATATTAAAAACTTTATCAGGGATAATAATTTTAAAGATGTTTATTGCTTTGAGAATGACGTGTTACTTTATTACGACCTATCGGAATTACATGAAGTGTTTTTAAATAACTATAAAGGATTGGCTATCACAGTTGGGGGAGTAGATAAGTGCATGACCGGATTTATGTTTATTAAGGATTATAAAGCACTTGAGGCGATGACTGATTTCTTCATAATGTTATTAAAACAGAATAGTATTAGGGAGATAAGAGATAAGTATAAATTGGAAATGGTTAATGAGATGACCTTAATGAGAATATACTTTGATGAGAAAGGGATGGGGTCATTACCTACTATGCCATTTGGTATAGAATATAATGTTTCTGGTTTTAATTCAATATTCGACCCGGCTTCATGGGGTCAGTTTGTAGGAGGTACCACTAACGGCATTCCGGGGGCAAAACCTAAAGACCATTATATAGGCGTTATGCTTGAAAATAACCCGGAATTTACGGTAACATGGAGAAAAGATAATTTTGGCCGGAAACAGCCATATTTTAAATATAACGATAAAGAAGTAAGGATAAATAATTTACACATACATAGTAAGAACCTTCATTTATACATGAGCAATGATTGATTTAAGCAAGATACAAGGTGAATTAACTTTACATGAACGGAATGTATTATACAATACTGTTTTGAGGTACCGTCCGGGAAAGATACTGGAAGTAGGAACCGGGATAGGTGGTTCTACTTCTGTTATGGCAGAGGCATTAATAGAAATAGGAAGTGGTAAGATATATACATGCGACCCTCAAAGGCATCCTTCTGATGCGTTTTTTAATAGGTATAAAGATATTGTGAAATATTTTCCAATAGTTTCATCTGAACTTATTGATTATATTTTAAATATCAAATGGGTACCTGATTTTATATTCTTCGATGGGCCAGAGGACGAAAAGGTATCTATTGACGACTTCCTGACGTTAGAAAAACATCTTAGTAGCGGTACCGTGTTTTGTATGCACGACTGGGAAACTAAAAAGAGAAAATATGATAATGCCATATCTGTTAAATCAGTATTAGTAAAAGAATATTTACATCATAGTGAAAACTGGAAGATAGTGTTTGAACTTGATGGTATCACGTATAAAGAAGGGGAAGATAGTGTTGGATTAGTTTGTGCAGTAAAGATATGAATGATTTTATACAAGGGGATAAGTTTGCTGCTTTAGCAGATAATGTAAAAATATTTTACACTCCAACACACATGGTTAACACGTTCTTTAAAAGAATGCCAACAAAAGAGCCGTTTATATTAATTAGCCATAATAGTGATGGATGTGTTGAGCCTGTTATGACAAGAAATGATTCGGCCAATGTTAATTTAATGCCTGACAATTTAATACATTGGTTTAGCCAGAACGTCAATGTAGTAAATGAACGTGTTGAGTCAATACCATTAGGGCTTGAAAATAATAAATGGTTGAGAAGGGTTGATAAAATAGGCAAGATGCGGTATAAACTAAGTGAAGAAAAGAAGTTTAAAAACTTGCTTTATATAAACCATAATGTAGATACTAATTACTTAAAGCGAAATGGCATATACGAACTGTTCGCAAAAAAATGTAATTGTTGGTTAACAATAGAGAAAGGGAGTAATGGTAACAATTTTGATTCGTATATTGATAACGTTTATAACCACAAGTTTATTATTTGCCCCGAAGGGAATGGTATTGACACGGTAAGGACATGGGAGGCTTTATATATGGGTTCTATCCCTATTGAAAAAAGGAACATAAACAATCAGTTCTATAAAGAATTACCGATATTATTTGTAGAAGATTGGGAACAGGTTACAGAAGAATTTTTAATAAAAGAATATCAAAGGATAAAAGGCATTAGTTGGAATTATGATTTGTTAACATTTAACTATTGGAAAAACAAAATATATGGTAAACGATAAGTATATAGAACTGATAAAAGACAAACAGAAAGAGTCTTATTTAAGGTATAAATCAGGCAAGCCGATGTTAGCTTATAGTTCGCATCAGCCGATGTTAATGCACATGTTAAATACTATAAAGAACGGGTCTGTATTGGAATTTGGTGTTGGGTACCATAGTACCCATATAATGCACATGATTTGTGGGTTACAAGGGAGAAAGTTATTAAGTTTAGAGACAGAGGGGGCGTGGTTGGCAAAGTTTATTAGTTATAGAAGCCCCGGCCATGAACTAAGGATTATAAACAAGGACTTGATAGACCCTGTATTTGAAGATAAGTTTGCGATTGCTTTTGTAGACGGTGCGCCGGCTGAATTAAGACAACCATTTTTAATGAAAATTAAGGCAGATTATATTATTGTACACGATACAGAACATTACGGCAATAACGATGCGTACCATTATGATTTTTCCTCATTTAATAATGTTTTAAATTTTGGGGGGATACCAGATACTACATTGCTTACTAACAAAGAATTAAGTGAAGAAATATTAAAAATGAAAGAATGAATAAACAGACAATAGTTTTGGTATTACGATCAGGTGGCGACTTCTCGTTTAGGGATGTTGAACTTATTTCCAGGCATATCACGGGGAAATGGGGAAGTGTTGAATTACCGAGGATAATATGTTTATGGGATAAGGCCACTACAGAATATGATTTAGGTAATATCGAAATTAAGCCGTTAAATAACGATTTTAAAGGTACTTGGTCAAGGATAGAGTTATATAGTCCTGAGATGGAGAAATATCGTCCATTCCTTTATATAGACCTTGATACGGCTATAATCACGTCTGTGGAGAGAATGTTTGACCTGATAAGGAATAAAGACCAGTTTATAACGCTTGAGGATTTTTGGCAGAAAGATAGATTGGCTACTGGGTTGGTTTGGTTTCCGGCTAATTCAAAAAAGATATCTGATGTGTGGGAAGCAAGAAACCAGATAAATGATACAAGGTTTAGGATGGATGAGTTTTTAAGGAAGGTTGTAAAGCCTGATGTTTACTGGCAACAACTTACCGACACTATTAAAGACTTTAAACCACGTGAAAGGAATTTACTTGCTGTACTCCCGGTTAATACTGATTTGGTTTGTTTTCATGGCAAACCAAGGATATACCAGATAGCAGAAGGTTCTATTTCTATTGATTGGGTAAAGAGATATGTAAAAGAATACCCATTAAGGAAATTAAATATAAGTGACGTTACAGTTATAATACCTTATAAAGTTGACAGGGGATGGCTAAAAGATGCTATTAATAGCGTGCCTTCTGAGGTTCAATTATTAGTATCCCAAGGAGAAGGGAACTGGCCGGAGAACTTTAATAAAGCATTACCACAGGCTACCGGTAAGTATATTAAATACCTGCATGAAGATGACATGCTTACGGTTAACTGTATAGAGGATTCTATAAAGGCCATTAATGATGCGGATTTTATTCATGGTAACGCAATAGAAATAACAGAAGCAACAGGGAAGAAAATGAATTGGATTTGTAGTAATGCTTCACCGACTATTGAAACGATGTTAATAAAAAACACAATACATAGTGCGACGTTAATGTACCGGAGGGATATATTTGAAAAGATAGGTGGTTTTGACGAGACTTTAAATACAGCAGAAGAATTTGAATTTAATATGAGGTGTTTAAAAGCAGGGTTTAAGATTGGATATTCAAACTCGTTCCTTGCTTATTACCGTCGGCACCCACAACAAAAAATAAGGACAGTAAGCAAAAAAGATAAAGATAATGAAAGAGAATTGGTAAAAAACAAATACAGATGAGCGAAATACTTGTTACAGGAGTACCACGAAGCGGGGCTTCTATTATTGCAGGGGCAATAAAAGAATGTGGTATATTCTCAGGTGGTGTGAATAAGATGAATGAAAACTATAACATCCGCACGATGGTTAATTCATATTTTAACTGTATTGGTATTGATGCGAGAGGTCAAAAAACATTGCCGGACACTAATAATATTTTGATACCTAACTACTGGAAAGATAACGTGTTGGATATACTTAAAAAAGAAGGGTGTAATGATAACTGGATGTATAAAGATTCTAAGTCATGTCTTATATGGCCTATATGGGATTATGCTTTCCCGAAGGCCAAATGGGTTATTGTAAGAAGGAGGACTGGGGATATTGTACAGTCGTGTTTAAAAACCTCTTATATGAACGCACACCAAGATGAAGCAGGATGGATTAACTGGGTTCATGAATATGAAGAACGGTTTAAAGATATGATCGAGAGGGTTAATTATAAAGTCATTTGGCCGGAGAGGATGGTTAACAGTGACTATGGACAGTTAAAAGACCTATGTGAATGGATAGGGATTGAGTATGATGAGAATAAGATTAAAAGATATATAGAACCTCTACTTTGGAAAAGTAGAAAAAAACAATAATTATGGGAAAATATCCTTGGTATATTAAAGTGATAGAAAATCCTAAACTGAACGAAGGGATTATGATAAGTGACAATACGGGTAGTCTATGGGTAACTTTAAAAATAAATAGATATTGGATTTTATTACAAAAAATTAAAATATTTTTCATTATTATAAAAGAAAATTATGGCAAGGGTAACGGCAACAGAAGTTAAAGAGATAATGAGTGGTTGTACCACGTCAGATGCTATCGTAACGGTGTTTATAACTGCCGCTACAGAGGTTGTTGATAAGGTATTCAGCGGGGACACTGTCCTTGGTGATACATTATTAAAAGAGGTTGAACGGTGGTTGACGGCACACATGATTTCGTGTACCCCTTATTTCAGGGCGACAACAGATGAAAAATTAGGGGATGCTTCGGTTAAGTATGCCGGTAAGTTTACCACAGGATTAGATTCTACCTCGTATGGACAAATGGTTTTAACATTAGATATAACAGGGAAGATGGCTAATTTAGGTAAAAGATCAGCAACAATGTACGCAATACCAAGTTTTGACGAATGAGTATAGGGGCTATCATAGAAAGGAATTGTTCTCAACTATGTGTTTATTGGGGGAACCCTAAAAATGATGGTAGGGGAGGATATACTTTTGATGAACCGGTAGAACTTGCTTGCAAGTGGGAGGAGATGAAACAACTTGTTACTGATAGTAAGGGAAACACGATAACATCAAGGGCTACTGTTTATCTTACTATTGATGTAGAAGAAGAGGGAATGCTTTACAATGGGACACTTGATGATATTTATGATGAATATGAAAGTAGTTCCAATGCGATAGATGACCCAAGAAAGATAAAAGGGGCGTTTGTTATTAAGAAATTTGACAAGATACCTGCGCTTGGTTCTGACAGTGTATTTTTAAGGAAAGCATATTTGACACCATCATTATCTTATGGAGGGTTCTAATATGGGAAAGAAACATCCGGGGACAAGTGGGGGAAAGAATTACTTAACAGGTTTTGATAAGGTAATGCAAAACTTACGTACAGAGGTTAAAGTAATAAAAAGTAATAGTGTTACCGGATTAGTTAAGGCCGTTGCCTTTATAAGGGAAGAAACGGAAAAACAGGGGAACCCGATGACACCTTATGATTTGGGTAATTTAAAAAGATCGTGGTTTAGTACTTCAAAAGATAAAGTATTTGTTGGATATGGCGCAAAACAGTTTAAAGGTAACAAGGCAGATATTTATTTGTCAGACCACACACAGGGGATAACTGATGCACAAGGGGAATTGACAGCAATGGATACAGAAAATAGGAAACATATAATGTTTGGTTATACGATGAAATATTCTGGTTTTGTACACGAGATGGTAGGGGCGCATTTTCAACAGAAAAATGGGAGGACAGCGGAATCGCAATGGTTACAAAAGAATATCTATAACAACAAAAGTAGAATAGTTGATATTATAAAAGAAAACGCAACAATTAAGAAGTGATGCAGTCACCAGCAGAGGATATAAAAGACATGTTAGAGGCAGAAAGTAGCTTAGGGCTTATCTTTGCTAATAACCTGTTTACAAATAAAGAACCCGGTTCACCTATTGAATGTGTTACCATTTTCGACACCGGGGGGTTATCGCCTTCGTTAGGGTTGACTACACAAGGATATGAATATCCTTCGGTTAACATAAGAGTGAGGGGGATTAATTATATTGATACGTGGAATTTAGCTAATGATATTAAAGATTCGCTTCATGGCCGGGCGCAAGAGACACGGAACGGAACTTTATATAGTGTCATCTACTGTTCAAATGGGCCATACCTATTAGACTGGGATGACAATGGTAATTGTAGAATAGTGTTAAACTTTAACATTAACAGGAGGTAAAAAAGATGAGTAATGCCGTAGCAGGTGTTGGTACTAAATTTCGGAGATGGGATGTTACTGCGCAAGCATGGGAAGACATTTCTGAAATTAGTTCTATTACCGGCCCAGGTATGTCAAGAAGTACGATTGAAGTTACTTCACTTGACAGTGCGGGAGGGTATAAAGAACTTATTGGAGGTTTTCGTGATGCAGGGACGGTTGTTCTCTCAATGAATTTCACAAGGGATACTTATGATCTTATGAAAGCTGATTTTGAGGACGATGACGTCGTTAATTACGAAATTATACTGCCTGATTCGGAAGAAACTACATTAGAGTTCGAAGGGTTTGTCACAGAATTGCCGTTAACAATTGCGGCTGATGACAAGATTACCGCTGATGTAACTATTCAGATATCGGGACAGGTGACAGTCAATTCAGGTTCAGCCGGAAGTGTGGTTTAACCAGGATTGTCCTAATCAAGGATTTTTTATTATTAATCATAAATATTTTTAATCATGGGAAAGTTATTAAACAAAACCGATCTTTTACAAAAAGAAGACCTTAAAAGGGAAAAAGTTGAATTAGAAAATGGCGATTATGTATTTGTATGCCAGATGACCGGCAAGGCAAGGGATAATTTTGAGAAAGCAATGATGAAGAAGGTAAAAAACGAAGGCAAGCCTACTGATTACGAAACTTCACTTGAAAATTTCCGTGCAAAATTAGCTGTAGCAACAGTATGTGACGAGGAAGGGAACCTTCTTTTATTGCCGACCGATGCAGATAAACTTGGCGAAAGTATGGGTGCTGTAAACCTTGCAAGGATAGCAGACAAGGCTTCGGAACTTAATAAGATGTCGGAAAAAGATAAGGATGAGTTAGTAAAAAACTCAGAAGGCGGCCAAGCCGCCAGTTCCAGTTCCGGCTCTGTAGAGAATTAGGATATGCCCACCCGGATTACCTGTTGGATGAGTTAACCTCTGAGCAGTTAAGCGAATGGGAGGCGATGGACAGGATAGACCCGATAGGTAGTTGGAGGGATGATTTCAGGATGTCTTATATTGCTTCGTTGATTACGAATTTATTTATAAGGACACACGGAAGGAGAGGGGCTAAGTTAACAGAAGTAAAAGATTTCATACTTGATTGGGATAAAGGGTTTGGAAGGAAGGCTCAGAGTATGGAAGAGATGAAACAGGTTTTATTATCATTGGCTAATAGAAAATTCCCTGTTGTGAAAAGCAGGAAGAATTTACAAAATAAGGGAATGAAACCAGTAAAAAACAAGAAGCAGTGACAATAGGAACATTAACAGCCACATTAGGGCTTGATAGTGATCAGGCTGCAATAGGGATGTCCCAGTTTCAGAAGCAGATGTTAGTTGCGGTGACTCAAATAAACCGTAACTTATCTGCTATGGCTGCCTCAATGACAAAGGTAGGTACTGCATCGGTTATGATGGGCAATACTGCTTCTAATGCTTTTAAAAAAATAACAATAGCATCAAAAACAGCATCGGTAACTACCGGTGAGTTTGCTGGTTCATTTGCGGCTAAGATAACTAATGCGAACGCTGCCGCTGCTGCATCAATAACTAATGTAGGGAATGTATCAACAATTGCCAGGGCTAAGATAGCAACTGTTTCTGATTCTATACAAAAAGTAAATAAGACAACAGAGGCTTCTATGAAATCTGTTGTTTCTAATATTAATAATGTTTCTCAGAAGTTTAGGACGTTTGGGTATTTAGCCACGGCTACACTTACCGTTCCTATACTTGCTTTTGGAAAAGCTTCATTTACTGCTGCAAGCGATTTTGAGTATTCGATGCAAAAAATTGTCGGACTTACTGGCACTGCGCAAGAATCGGTAGACAAATTTAAAGAAAAGATATTAGAACTCGCCCCTGCACTTGGGAAAACACCACAAGAATTAGCAGAGGGGTTATATTATATTTCTTCTTCCGGGATAAAAGGTTCAGAGGCAATGAATGCATTAATATTATCGGCTAAGGCCGCTGCTTCTGGATTAGGAGAAACGCAGTCTGTTGCTGATTATTTAACATCTTCATTAAATGCTTATGCCGGGACAGGATTAAAAGCTTCTTATGCCACCGATGTGCTTGCCGCTGGTGTAAGGGAAGGCAAGGCAGAAGCAGCTGGTTTTGCTTCTAATGTAGGTCAATTGATACCACTTGCCTCTAATTTAGGAGTATCGTTAGATCAAGTGGTTGGAGGTATGTCGGCAATAACACTTACTGGTTCATCTGCTTCAAGTGCCTCTGTTTATTTAAAAGGGGTTTTTAACTCTTTAATTACCGCATCAGAACAAGGGGCTATTGCTTTAAGTAGGGCAAATACGTCTTATGATGAATTACGTTATATTTTAAAAAACCAAGGGCTTATTGCTTTAATGCAGAAACTCAGGGATGTTCAATTAAAATATGGGGATGAGGCTATTAAGGATGTTTTACCTAATATACGGGCATTAACCGGATATATGTCAATAGCAGGTAAAAATTTCCAATATAATACGGAGTTAATGCAAAGGGTTACAGATGCAACAGGTTCTTTAAACAAAGCACATGTTTCTATTGCCGATACGATAAAACAAAGGACAAATGTAGCAATGGCTTCATTAAATGCATCTACAATTAAGATAGGGGAAACATTTAAAACTACTATATTACCTATTATCGAATCAGTTGTTGGCAAGATAAGTGATTTAGCTGATTGGTATTCAGACTTAGATTCATCTACAAGAAAATTAATAACATCTACTGCTTTACTTGTTGCGGCACTTGGCCCATTATCATTAATAATAAGTGTTATTGGTTATTTGTCGGGAGGATTAGTTACTACGTTTAATGTTTTAACGAAGACATTTACCTTTTTTAAAGGCATTATATTTGGGCTTAGTGGTTCTTTTGGTGGGTTAAAGACTGCTATGACAATTAGCCCAACAATAACAAAAGGGTTATTTAGTGTGTTTAAGTTTTTATCAGGTTCGGGACTTGGCATAGGTAGTTTAATTACAATACTTGGAGGTGCAACAGTAGGGCTTGTTAAATATTCTAACCATGTAAAAGAAATTGCAAAAAAACATAGTTTATTCTATTCTTCATTAGTAGATGTTAATGGGGAATTAAAGAGGATGAAAGACCTTAGTGATGTAGACTATGGTGTTATGTCAATAGAACAACTTACCGCTGCACAGGAAGCCGCAAGAAAGGCATGGGACCAATCGTACAAAGAATACAACCAAGGGGTAAAGAACAAAGAGGGGTATTCGTTTCTGGAAAACCTGTTTGGAGCCGGACATACAAACCAAAAGTTTATTGATGCGAGGGCTGCCGAAGTAACTAAAGCAAAAAAGATATATGATGACCTTGCTGCTGCTATAAGTAAATATAATACAGAGCAAGATGCTGCAAAAAAAGCTAAAATATTACAGGATGCAATAAAGAATTATGAAACAACAATTGGCCCTGCCATAGAGATTTTCTCGAAGTTAAATGAAGGAATGGAACTTAATCATAGGATGGCTGCCTTGCTTGGAGATGATTTTGATTACGCTAAAGAGAATACAGAACTTTTTGAAAAGACATTAAAAGAGCTGGCAGGGACAACAATACCTATAACAGATTCAAGGATGCAGGAATTAGCTAAGGCAGTAAAACAAGTGGTTACAGAAGTTAAGGCTATTCCTAAAGCAGATTATATGAAGGCATTGTTTTCCGATACATTAATCCCTACAAATACAAAAGCAGATATTGGTGACGTTACAACTACGTTGAATAAAATGAACTCGGAACTTGCTGCTGCTGCCTTAAAAGAATCGTTACTTGGTGATACTTTTGATGAAGCAAAAACACAGATGAGTGTTTATGAAAATGCAATAGATACATTAACCGATAAACTTGCCTTATTAAAAGAATGGAATGTAGAACCAGGAGATGTTGAATATGATGCTTATGTTGATGCAATAAAGTCAATAACGTCTGAGTATAACAAATTGGCAAATAGCTTGGATAAGATATCCGCTAAAAAAGAAGCCCTGAATAATATAATGGACATTATGTCTACGGTAGGTTCTTATATTGGTGGTACATTTAGTGAATGGATCGGATATTTAGAGGATGTTATTAATTTATTACCAAAGATAATTTCATTAACAAAGTTATTTTCAGCAGAGAAAGCAACAGAAACAGCAATAACAACAACAAATACTGCTACTCAACTCACTAATGCTGCATCATTAGCTACAGCACAAGCGGAATCTATTACGGCAACTACGGCCGCACAAGCGGAAAGTGTTGCTAATGCAGGTAATGCTATATCGGGGGCAACAGCATCAGGGGCGAGATTACCATATCCTTATAACTTAATTGCAATGGCATCAGGGGTTGAAACAGTATTAACATCTTTAGCAAGCATCCCTGTTGCGCAAGGAATGGCAGCATTAGCAAATGGTGGAATTGTGCCTGATGGGTATCCTAATGATTCATTTTATGCACGCCTTTCTTCTCAGGAAGCAGTAATACCTTTAGAAAAAATGGATAGATTTCAAAATAGTGATATGACTGGATTGAAAGATGTAGTGTTTCATATAGAAGGAGATACTTTAGTTGGTGTATTTAAAAATTATAATAGAAAAGTTAAAAGTTATTCATAATGGCTACATACGGGATTAGGCATCAGATATTTTATTACAGAAAATCAGGAGGGGAGACATATATAAACATCCTTGAGAAAAGTTATACTGGGTCTGTTTCTCAATTGTTAGCTGCGGATGATGTTTTGACTATAGATTACGATGGCAATATAGATAATATATATAAACCAACACTGGGAAGCGGGGCTACTATAAAAATCGTAGCAACCCCACTGTCGATGCAGCATTTATTCACGGTAGACGCTCAAAAATATATAGTCAGGATATACAATAGGGTAGAGAATGTTAGTTATATGATTTGGCAAGGGTTTATTAATACAGATATTTATAATGAGAGTTATAGCACCCCTTCATCATTAAGATCAATAGTTACAATCCATTGTAATGATGGGATGTCGGTATTAGAAGACATCCCCTATACCCAAACTGTTGGAGGTAGTAATTATACTGGATTTTCTTTAATAAAAGATGTCATGGATGATATCTTTTCTAAATTAGAGATAACATTTACAGATATAATATCATACACCAATATACGATATATAGATAGTGCTGATGAATCAATAAACCCATTAGAATATTTGGCGGTTAATAATGAAAATTATTATGATGAAGATGGAGAGGCGATGTCTTGCCGTGACGTGTTAGAATCTATTTATGGGGGATTAGGGTTGGTTATGTCTTTTAAAGGGGATATTATATATATTATAGACCCTGTTGGTTTAAATATTAGTACTACTGAATGTATCGGGTATAGCATATCACCTTCGTTTTTTTATTTGCCTACAGTTATCACAAATTATACGAAAACACTGGACATATCTAACGATGATATTGATTGGTATGAAACAGGGCAAGAATTAGATATTACACAGTTATTCAATAAAATTAAAATAACTTATAGCCCATATTCATTTATAGATAGTGGGTACGATTTTAATGGGGAGGATAATGCCGGAAACCTTACCTCTTATGGGTCATATACTAATAATGGTATTACTTATAATATTTACATTGGTGTTACAATGGCAGATTGGGTATTGTCTGGTGGGGCTACCTTTGAGGGTATAGAAGAAACAGCACCAGACGAAGAAGATATTGATTTTTATATCAAACAGACCGTTGGGGGAAGTGGAACTTTTACTTATGCGTTCCCTTTTTCAAATATAAAACAAGATGATAGTCTTATGTTAGAATTAAGCATGGATGTATATGTTAATACAAAACATGTGAGTAATATTATTGATCCGGCAGAGACCGGCACCGATATATCTTCTATGTATTTAACTGATATTAAAATAAAAGTAGGTAGCCAGTGGTATATTATGGAAAGCACGGCTACAGGATATTGGAGTGATACAGAAGGTTCTTGCCGTATCCTTGTGAGACAGATAGATGCAACAAAAACACCTTACAGGACTTATACGCATGGCTCTTGGTTTTCTTTTCTTGGGTATAATATAACACATTATTATTATCCAACAGATGAAAGTTTAATTAATGATTCGTGGATTACTTCATATTTATACATCCCTTTAAAAGAAAATGATTTATCATCAGCATTAATAGAGGGTTCTATTTCTATTACGTTGGGTGGTGGAATAGTAGCCGATCCTCTTCCTGATGCGGTACTTAATATTTTAATTAAAAATGTCAATATTTCTGTTGTTAATACAAAAAAGGTCAAAATATCTAATGATAGTATTGAATATAGTGGGACTATTGATAGCGCTTCTAATATGAAGGAATCTTCTTTAGAATTATCATTAACAAGTGGTATTGGGACTTATGGATGTTCTAAAGGGGCATTTTCTTCCGTTTATCCTACAGATAGTGGATTAAACATAACAGGGTTGACGAGGGTTAATAGCAGTACAGTATATAAATCTTCTGAATTATTACTTCAAAACCTATTAAGCCAATATTCCAATCCAAGATGTAAATTAACTGGGACGTTGAGGTTAAAGGAATTTATTGCTCAAAATATAATATTTTCAAAGATATTTTATATTTTAATCCAAGATAGTTCTCATTTGACTAATGTTAATCTTTATATTGTTAATGGGACTTATAACGACAGAGAGGAAAAACTTGAAGTAGAAATGGTAGAGATCACTGATTCATTAGAAGCTATATCATGAGTATAACTATTAAAGAAAATAAATTATTCCCAAAAAGAAGGGATGGGCAAGTTGGTACATCATTTACCTATGGTGGTAGTGGTGGGGGTGGTGTTTCTAATGCAACAGGTGGTTCAGGGACAGGGGTACTTCATAATAACTTATCCGGATTAGAAGGAGGTGACAGTCTTTATTATTATCATTTGGACGAAACGGCTTATGATTTTGTACAGGAACTTACAGAGGCTGCATTAGTTACGGCCTATGGTACGCCAGTTGCAAACCAAGTAGCGATATGGAATGATGCTGATACGATAAAAGGTTTAGCAGCACTTACCTTTGATGGTTCTATTTTATATACAACGGGAAATATAGGAATAAATGTTGCTACTCCATTGGGTGCCGTTCATATAAAAAAGGGCAATGAATGGGGATATTGGAATTTTGGTGCCAATTTAGTGATTGATGGTGTAAGGAATAATGCAATCGCATTTTTAGATTCAGCAAGCGCAAACCCGTGGGCGTTGGTTAATAGATGTGGTGCAACAACATCTACGTTTGGATTAGAGTTCTGTACAATGCCGGCATTGGGCGATACCACCACCGCGCCGGTTAGCCGTTTTAAGATGCTTACATCTGGCAAAATAGGTATTGGCGTTGCAGAAACAGCACCGGCAGCTTATTTGCATATTATTGGGACTACTGAGCAATTTAGGTTAGGATATAATACTACTAAATATATCACATTTACAGTTAATTCTAATGGTTATATGGGAATAAATACTGCTCCTACTTATTTTTTTGACGTAAATGGTATTGGTAGGTATGTAGGCAATTTATATGCAGATGCAAATGTAGGCACAACAACATTTATATCCGGGTTTGCCGGTTCTGGTTGGCAAATAACCAATAGTTCAAGTATATATACACTTACCGTTGATAATCTTGTAGTAAGAGGGGCTTTAACGGCTTATGAACTTGATATAAATAAGATAAATTCGGTAAATGGGGGAATAATTATATCAGTTGCAAATGGAACATGTATATCTGTATCGGGAAGTAATATTTACTTTGACGAAGATGGTACTGCAAAACAAATACAGTTTGCGGTTGGTGATTATGTCAGGGCGCAACAATATACCGGTTCAGGGATAGGCTCTTATATTGGGTTAGTAACAGGTGTTACACATAGTGCAACTTACGGCTCTGCTTATATTACTTGTACAACAGTATCGGGTACTGCATGGGGGGGAATGGAATTAGTACAGGTAGGTAATACCACTACTGCTGCTCGACAGAATTTAATTTATATTACCGCTGCTGATACAAATAATCCATACATAGATGTTTTAGCAGGAGTTACTACAAGTAGTTTTTCTGGATGCACAAAGGTAAGGTTAGGAAATTTAACGGGTATTACCGATTCGGTATTGGGTGCGCTCAGTGGTTATGGTTTATGGTCGGATAATGTTTACCTGTCTGGAACAATCGCACTGCCGAGCGCAGGCATGACAAATGAAGGTTCTTCGGCTACATCTATCAGGATATGGGCAGGTGATACTTATGCCTATAGGACAACAGCGGCATTTAGGGTAACGCAGTCAGGTGCATTGACAGCAATAGGAATCGTTGAATTAGGCACAGCAACCGCGTTATATGGCAGTGAATATACATCTAACCTCGCGATTAAAAATGCTGATCTGTGGGAGAACTCACACCCTGCCGACGATTCTTCTTTATATGTTAACCGCATTGGCTACAATGGAGGGAATGATTATTATAGAAATTTCGACATCTATGACGGGAAGGGTTATCTCTTACAACGATTTGACGGGAAGAGCTCATCAATAGTAACTTATTCGGGTATTGCTTACGCGCCTTATGCCGTAACCGAGAGCATGAATATAATTGATCATCCATTTTATCATATATATGAAGCAAATCCTGAAACAACTACATCATGCACGTTAACACTGCCAACTGCTGCGCAGATGCCCGATCTTAATTATCCGGGGGTTGGCTATGCAAAGACAGATAACGCATCGATTGTATTCCGGTTTATGAATACAACAGTGGATGGAAGTGGGATACTGCTCACTATAGCAAGTAGTAAGGCTAATATACGTATAGGTAGTAATAACTATGACTCTATTACACTTTACCCCGGCGAATCGGTTGAATTGTATTATCAGCCTGATAATAATATTTGGAATGAAGTAGGCACGTCGTCATCAACTAATAATATATCCGTGCGCGGAACAGCTACAATAGCAACGCTGGCAGCAACAACTATGACATTAGGAGGGGTTACAATGCGAGCCGCTACTTCACACACCTCCGTAATAGGGACGACAGACATAACAGGAACAGGATCGGAAGCTGATATGTCGTCGATGAGTGTATCTGTAACACCTAAAGGATCAAAAATATTTGTAATGTTCTCGGCTCCGTTCTTGTTTTCCGCTAACATACAGCCCTTGTATGTATACATAAATATAGCAGGGTCAAATGTCAGGACTAAATATATTAGACCTTACAATAACACAGTAGACCTTTGCCTTCAGCATATTGCTACAGTCACGCCAGGCACGGCAATTACTGTAAAGGTCAGATGGAATGCAACTACGTCAACATCGCAGCAAGGCTCGTCAGATAGCGAACGTATATTAACAGTGATTGATTTAATGTAACTAATATTAGCGAACTACAAAAACTATACCGATTTATACAAAACAGACAAAAGTCAAAATTATTCAAAATGTAAGTGTTAAAGGAGTCGCTTACATCCCATCGACACTTTGTGACTAATGGGTTTTACGCTCCGTTTAATAAATTTAAAAGATGAAAATTAAGATTAATCAAACATTGACAGGGTTGGATGGGATTACCCCTCTTTCAGACAAGAAAGAAAATTTCCCAAAGAACATTTATGAGAAATTATTGAAGGTACCGGAGAACGAACCGCTGACTTTCAGTTTTGATGAAGTTACGGCAATATTAAAACATCTGAGGGGTGAAATTGTTATTACGCTCAGGGATATTTGCGTTAACGCCTTACTTACCCCAACAGAAGGGGATGACGAAAAGAAAAAATTTGAGAAATGGGAGATATTTAAAAAACTCCGTGACCTCAAAGATGATGAGGATATTGTAGAATTAACAGCCGAAGAAATTTCTGTTATTAAAAAAGGCATAGGGAAGGTTCAAGCCCCGTTGATACTTGGACAGTGTTTCGAAATGTTAGAAAGTTAAAAAAGATGTTTAAAAAGATTAAAGAAAAATGGGATTCCCTTAAAGGGAAAACAATTGTGGCAAAGATATTAACTATTATTGCTGCTGTATTGAAATATTCTTATACCCCACAACTTGCACTTATTGTGCTTGGGGTATTCTCTGTTGTTAAATATTCCTTCGGTTCGGTTATTTTAGGTATAATTGAACTGTTTATTGGAATATTTACTTTAATTTTGGAGTTGAAAGAGAATAAAACTGCTAAAACGTAAGTATTATGAGAAAAAATTATGTTTGCCCGGAAGAAGGTGATATCGACCCGGTTGACGAAACCCCACCCCCGCCACCACCTAAAGAAGATGAAGGATGAGAAAGTATATAGCCATATTATTACTTATGTTACCACTATTTTGTGCGTACAATATATGCCATAGCGGGAGTAATTATTATTGGTTATCGAGAGAACAATGGGGTATGGTGTGGACTGTTTTAAACAACGGCATCACACTTACCCTATTTTTATTTATTGGTTATTTGCTAAAGGACATAAAAGAACAGTTTATAAAGAGTTTCCGATTGTCTTGTTATTTTGTTTTCGCACCTTATTTCGCACTTAAAATAATATATGAGATAAGTTGTAAAACAGGAATCCCAGTAAAATACTGGCCTCACGAGGGAATGACCCCTGAAATATGGGAGAGTGTATGGAGTTACGGGCTTGTGTATATTACTATCGCTGCGTTAATATTGTGCTTAATAATAATTCACCGAAGCTATGTCATTACAAGAAGTAATAAGCCCTAACTGGCTTAATTATGTTTTAACTATCGTAGTCGCTATACTTACAGTATTCCTGACACAATGGATAACAGGTAGTAGGGATAAAGAAAAAGAAACAAAGAAAGCCATTGAATCGAAGGCAGATAAACTTTATGTTGATGCCCAGGATTCTGCCCTAAGAGATGCTTTAAATGAGGTTAAATATGATGTTAAGGAAGACCTCAGGGAGATAAAAGAAGATTTGAAGGAAATAAGAAAATATATATTCAAACAACCATGACAGTTATACTCGATAATGGACATGGGTTCGATACGTATGGAAAGGCTAGTCCTATTTGGTCTGATGGTTCACAATTATTTGAATATGAATTTAACAGAAATATTGTTAAACTTATTCATTCTGGCCTGCAAAGGCAAAATATTAACTCAGTAATATTAGTACCGGAAGCATTAGACATATCTTTAAAGGTACGTTGTGATAGGGCTAATAGGATTTACTCTCAGGATAGAAATTCATTCCTTGTATCGGTTCATGGTAATGCAGGGGAACACCCAAATGAAGGTACTGGATGGGAAATATGGACAAGCCCCGGACAGACAAAGAGTGATATTATTGCTAATTATATTTTTAAATCAGCAGAAAAAACACTTACTGGATGGAACATGAGAAAAGATATTTCGGACGGGGATGTAGATAAGGAAAGTAAATTTTATATCCTTGTAAACACTTCATGTCCGGCTGTATTATCTGAGAACTTATTCTTTGACAATGAAAAGGATTGTCGGTTTATGCTTTCTAATTCAGGACGGGAACTAATTGCTAAATTACATATTAACGGGATAATTAACTATTTAAAAGAAAACTGATGGAAAAGATAAAACAGGTATTAGATTTAATAAGTCCCTATATAAGCATCATTTATATGCTTTCGTTTATATTTCTTTCCTACATTGTAAAGAAGTATTTCGGGACGTGGTTAAGTAAGGTAACTAAATTAGTCTGGAAGCCCGTATATACAGTCCTAATTATTGCGACTATATTGGCAGTGCCTTTTATTATGACCGGTACTCCGTGGCAGGTAATACTTTTCTCTTATGCTTTAGGCACTACCTTGCATGAAGTAGTATTTAATATACTTGAGGACAAAGGGAACGAACTACTTCAAATCTTATTCACCAACTTAAAGAATAAACTTACATCAAAATCTAAGTCAAATGAGTTTAATACAGAAAATAAAGGATAACACTTGGTTTTTGGTTATATTGGCTATTCTTGTAGGGGTATTTTTGATTTATAATTACAAAACAACCTCCAATGCCAATAAAGAGATAGATGCGCTTAAAACGCATAAAACAACCTTAGAGCTTCAAATAGCGAAAAATGATTCAATAATAAGGTTAAAACAAGATTCTATTAACAGACAAAAACAAGAAATAGATAGTTTGGTTATCTTATTTGACGAAAGCAATAAGTTATCGGAGTTATTAAAGAAAAAACTCGCTGAGGCAATAAGCAACCTGGATAATATAAGTTCAGATAGTTCTTATGTCTTTCTTCAAGAAATAGCATATAAATATCCGGGGACATTAAAATATCTTTTTAACGAACTGCAAATAAAAGGCATCCATGCAACATGGTTAAAAGCCCAAGGGTATGAAAATATAATTTGTGAGATGGATTCCCAGATAGATAACTGTCAATTACAGTTCAAAATAAGGGATCGTGTTTATGTAATACAAAATAGTATAATCGACAACCAAGAGATAAGCCTAAATAACTGCATTAAACTAAATAATACTAATGATTCGATCATCGCTATGTCTGACAACCTACTTAAAAAAGAGACAACACGTAAAAAGAACTGGAGGCTTGCTACTATAATATCTGTTTTTGGGATAATAGTGGTAAGTTTGTAACAAAATATACGGCTGCATCACTAAGTTCGTTTTCTGATAACTGCCAAGGAAACTCCATTTCGTAATAGATGTTTTCTTTTATAAAATCAAGTTTAGTACAACCTTCTTCCCCCTCATCCCCACAAGCATCCTCAAACACACCAATTATCCCAATATCGGTTACAATCGAACCCATTATATAGGATAAAGGACCAACCTTCTGAGATACAAATGTATGTTCTGCAATTCTTACTGCATAATGAATATTATCATCACATGTAAATTCATTTTTATTTATACGTCTTTTGGTAATATAACTATATAAATTTTCAGGAAACTTTGGTTCCCTTTTTATAATGTTATTTATTTCTATTTTCATGGTCTTTTTGGTATTTTAAAATTTAACATTAGCTACCTCTTTGTGGGCTACATTTACCCCGGGTGTAACACCCTTCAAATTTAATGCCTCATCCAATGAGATGGGGCTAGTACTGTTAGAGCATCAGGTGTAACACCCTTCAAATTTAAAGCCTCATCCAATTCAAAAGCATATATTGTTTTGAACTTATAGGTGTAACACCCTTCAAATTTAAGGCCTCATCCAATACAGATTGCATTAACTTATTTATTTTTAAGCAATTAACCACATATTTCGATTCAAAAACCGGCAATATTCTGTCCCATGAGTACCAAAAATGCTTCTTTTTTTCTTCGTAAGAAATATCAAACATCCACTCACCTTCATTATTTAGCAACTCGAAACGAGGACTTGGATGCGTGACTGCACTATTATTTGGATCTAAAAACCTAACGTTCTTAGAATACTTTTCAAGCAACCCAAGGAAGAACTTATTAAATTCTTCCTGATCAACTTCTTTACTTAGCCCCAGTTCTTTTTCAGAGAACTTATTTTTAAGGATAGCCCTTACTTCGTCGGAACTATTCTTATATACTTCTTGTAAT